CAATACGAGATTCTGAAATGGCTTCACGGATAATGATATCTTTACCGGAACCAGGTCCACCAGTTACAAATATTGCTTTGAATAATCCACGATTGAAATTTTCATGTAGACCCATACCTTTACGAGTGTCGTGCATCAATTCTTTAGCATGTTTTTCCGATACATGCTCAGGAACACCTTTTCTAAATTCATGAAAATTATTATTTTTTGCATGTTCACGCATTTTAGATGCTGACATACCTTCAGTACCTTCCGAATCAGGATCTCGGTGGCCAGCAGAATGAACAGTTATCTTTTTAAAGTGATATTGGCCATGGCCAGCTTTAACACCATTATACTTGTGTAACAAATGGTGCATTTCTTTAACACGGTCAGAACCAACCACAACATGCAAATGTGTTACACCATTTTTATGTGCTTCAGCTGCATGATGTAAAATTGTTGGTTTCTCTTTTGAGGATGAAACAATATTTGTGTTGGAACCAGTAGATTCACTTAGAGGTTCTGCAGCATAACGTTTTAAATGTTTTACTTTTTGTTCACCACTTAATGGATTCTTTTTAGAATCTTGTGAATGAGAAACAATAATCTCATGTGTTGCATTATGTTTCTTTGCTATTTCTTTAACTTTATTAATTAATTTTAAATGACCCGTAGTTGGAGGATTCATACGACCAAAAGTTATAACATGGTGTTTTTCACCTTGTACTTTTTCTTCGGCTAACTCTAAAAACGATTTCATTATTAAACTTTCTGGAACCTTGTATTTGTTAAGATTGCATTAGATACTTTTTGTGGAACTAATTTTGAAACTGGTCTATTATTCTTCTGTAATACAATACCTTCACCTGGAGATTTTTTACCGTTTATACTAGTTTCCATATCTGGATGTTCTACACCTTTTAATAAATGTTCTGTTGCTTGTCCTAGATGATGTCTGATATCTATAGACTTTTGAAATTTCTCTTTATTCTTTTCAACTTCTGATACACGACTAGCATATTCACCAGCTTTTCTCATTTGGCCAATAGGTGTTTTTAATTTATTTGATTCTTTTTCACCAATGCCAGCTAAATGTTTTTTATAACCCTCAACTGAAGGTACAGTATTTGTTCTTGTTGTTCTATTCAAGTATGTAGTAAAGTGTTTCCGATGGTCTGGAGTCAAATGACTACTATTATGGTCAGCCAAGAGTTTTTCAGCAGCTGCAATATGTTGTTCTGTTGCAGTTTTATCTTTTTCAGAATATGTTGCCGGATTGGCATGATATTCATGTTGTGGTACAAAAACATTATCTGAATGTTTTAATGCACCTTTAGATAATGCTTGTGCTACACCATTTTTAACTTCTGTGTGTATTGCAATACCTACTGGAGCATTTGTTTTGGCTTTATAAGTTATGGCATTAGGAGTTACTATTGTATTTCCATTAGATTTTTTAACTTCTTCTGCTGGACTATGTAATAAATCTCCTTGAACATGGTGACCTTTATTAACAAATTCTTTACCATGTTTTAATACATGTTTGAGTGCTTCTGCATATCCAGGTGCATGACCAAAATGTTGGTCGATTTCTGCCGGTGTTCTTGCAATCACACCACGTTTGAATCTATGTTTATCAGATACTCCAATACCTTTATTGTCGTGTATAATGTGTATTGAGGCACCACCATCAGTTTTTAATGTTGCTTGTATTCCACCAGCTGGTTTTCCTTGGCGAATATTATGAAATGCTTTTAATAGTTTAATTGATTCTTTAGCTTTAGTAGGATCTTCATGTGGAATATCTTTCGTATGGGTTAAATGACCCAACTGTTCATCATCCATGGACGTGGACTCTCGAATAAACGAATTAAAAGATAACATTAATTTCCTTCTGAATTGCAACACACTTTGGTTGCCGGTTTACTTATTTATACAACATTTAACCTTTCTGGCCATAAACTTAGAAAGATTGGCTTCGATACATAGTGACCAGATTGTTGGATTTACAGGAGTGTATCCAAAGTTTGGAATAAGTTATATTTTGGTGTATAACCTAATTTTTTGATTTTTGAGATATCTAAAACCATGTTTTTTGTCTGTACCGTTCTATGAAATTGTGGAATTTCCATGGTTCCAAATTTTGATGTAGAATTAACTTTATCTTTTACATAATCCAAGGCTTGTTTGATGAATACTTTTTCACCATTTCCAATATTATAGATTTCATTTACTTCTCCTTTTTCTATAACAAGATTAATGGCTTGTACCACATCATCAACATGAATATAATCCCGATAAAAAATACCACCTTCATAAAGACTAATATCTTCATTGTTAATTACTTGATTAATCATATATTGTAAAGCATTCTTTTTCTTGGATACTTTACCATCACTTTTACCCAATACATTTGCCAATCTAAGAATTCGGTATTTTATATTGAAAGTTTCACAATATGAAATCAATAACTGTTCTGCTGTTCTTTTGGTAATGGAATAGAAGCCTCTAGGATTACAGTAAGAATCTTCTTTGGCAGGCAACTCCACATCACCATAAACGAACCAGGAACTGATGAAATTAAAAGTTATATTCTTGTCCTTACAGGATTCTAAAGTGTTGATTAAACACGTTAGGTTCGTTTCTATGTCAACAAATGGATTAGTGTGAACATTATAGTTGTCGACAGTAGATATAAAATATACCACTTCTGAATCATCTTTTACATTATAATCATACTTGGCATTAATTACCACATTTTCTGTGAGTTCTCGGTAACGGCTTCCTACAAAACCCTTACCACCAAGGACATTGATTATTCGTTCCACTTTTTACATACCTTTTCAATATAGGCCAAAATCTTTTCATTCCATAATGGTGAACAACCCAAGAAGAAAACATTACTTAAAGCTTTATTTGAGTTTGGATAATCTCTATAATCATCTAAGTGTTCATAACCAGGATGTAATAGAATATTACCACTAAAATAGTTTCTTGTTTGAATTTTATTATCTTCAAAGTGTTTAACTAATTTCTCTTTCACCTCTTGTGATTCACAATAAATTGGAACACCGAACCAAGATGGGTCACCTTTAGGTAAAGCATTGATTACTCTAGCTTCTTTGATATTATCTTCAATTGATTTTTGAACTTTGTTTTTATATTCACGGCGTTTCTCATCGATATATTCAAACTTCTTCAACTGTTCGATGCCGATAGCACCTTGTAAATCTAAAGGTTTCAAATTATATCCCATCGTTGAGAAGATATACTTATGGTCAACAACACCATTATAATTATTCAACCATTCATCAAAACGATTACCACAAGTTCCACATTCTAAAAGATTATTAGAACCAACACAGTAACAGTCACGACCCCACCAAGACACAGAACGGACAATATTAATAAGTCCATCATCATTGGTACAAACCATTCCACCTTCACCTGTTGAAATGTGATGTGCTGGATAAAATGATGTAGACCAGCAGAAATAATAATCTGTTAATTTTTTATTATCATAATTTGAGCCAAGAGAATCACAATTATCACCAATCAATAAAATTCTATGTTTAGTACAAATATCTCTCAATACATCCATATCAGGAGGATTACCAAGAACAGGAGATACAAAAATACCTTTAGTTCGTGGTGTAATCTTTTCTTCAATCTTTGTTAAATCGAAATTTAAAGTATCAAGTTCAATATCAATAAACACAGCCTTCAAACCATTCTGTTCGATGGGTGCAATAGTTGTTGGGAATCCTACAGGTGAAACAATAATCTCATCACCTTTTTGCCATTTGAAATAATGTTTCAATGCAGTAATCATTACAAGATTAGCTGAACTACCTGAATTCACCATGTGTGAATTTTTAACATCAAATTTCTTACTGAACTTATTTTGAAATTGAGCAACCTTTTCACCTGATGTAATCCACTTGCCATTCAGTAAAGTGTCCATGGCTGCAAACATTTCGTTTTCATCCCAAAGTTGACCAGAATATTGAACAAAATCACCTTCAACATAATCATCATAATTTTTAGCATACTTTGGCCTTTGTAGTGCTAAGGCCTTAATCATTTCAAGGTTGTCCATCATAAATCTTTCATGTTTAAAAATACATCATTAAAATTGTTTCGTTTGGCAATAATGCGTTCTTTAATTTCTTTAAAGAAGTTCCATGCCAGAGGTACAAATAATATTTTATCATCTTCCGTAAAGGTATTCAATACATCCGAACCAACTATACCAACAGAAGAACCTGGTGTGAATAGACCTTGTTTCATAGGATTATCATCTATAATCATATCAAATGGTACTTTTGAGAAATTTAGGAAAGTATTGGCTTTGGCTGCAGCACCATAACCTACCACTTTATAACCTTGATTTCTCCAATATTCCACTTTCTCTTTAAACTTCTCAACCATATCAATACAATTTTGTGAATAATCAATATATGTTTTGGTATCATATAAACCAGCAGCAGTTTCCATATCAATTAGATTTTTGATATTTGCTGGTGCAGATTTATCGGCACTAATAATGAAGATATAACTTGTTCCGTGAATTGGAGTTTTAACCACATCAATTAGATTAAGTCCAGCTCTATTACACAATAACATCATTGATTTGATATTGTAGAAAGATATGTGTTCATGGTAGATAGTATCAAATTCATTATTCAATATCATATCGGATTGTGATGTTTGAATAAAAATTAAACCATCAATTTCTAAATTCTTCTTACAATTCAATAAGAATTCTAAAGGTCTAGGATTGTGTGCAAAAGCATTTTGGCAGGTGATGATGTCTACTGATTGAGAAAAATGTTTATCAAAATAACCACAATGAACTTGATGGTTCTTCGATGATAATTCCCAAAGATTCATTGCTGGATCAACACCATAAGTTTCTAGACCACGAGCTTTAAATTTATCTAACTGAGAACCATCATTACAACCAATATCTAAAACTGATTGTGGGAACATATTAAATTTCTCACACACAAAATCAGCATACCAATCCATATAATCAACATATGTTTTAGTTGTACCACTAACATACAGATAATTTTTATAGATTAAATCTGGATTGACTGTATGTGATAGTTGAACATGACAACATACATTACAACGATTAATGTTCAACGGATAAGATGCTTCAGGTTCATCTTTACTATTTTTATAGGAGTTTGCTAAAGGTTGGTCATTTAAATCCAAAACAGGAGTTAATTCATCATAACCACAAGCCAAACATACTTTATTTTCAGTTAAGTCCATTATCTACCTTCATAAAAATTCTTATAATTGTGTACCATGTCATACTGTTTCTTCATTTCATCCAAATCTAAATTTGGATTTTCTGGCCAGATATTGTGTAATCTAGGATTAACATTGTATTTGGCACCAGCAAGGAAGAAATATACCTGTAAGAAACAATCATTCCATCCTAGTTGTGGTTGATTTTGATGTAATCTATCAAAATCTTTATCTAAGAATTCAACCACTCGATAGAAGTTTTGAATGAATGTGCTGGTTTTCATAATTGTTCCGGCACCAGCACCATATTGTGTTCTATCAGGTTTTACACCAGAGATTCTTTCACAAGTATCTAACACATCTTGATTGATGTGATTACCAATAGTAATATCGTATGATGCAATATCCCAACTCTCATCGAATTGGATTTCATTCAAACAAATTACATCATCTTCAGAAATGATGAAATGTGTTGTTCCCATACAAACGGCAGCTAACATCATTCGTTTTAGAAAATTATATACTCTGAGTTTATCGAAACCCCAATGTGGAGATGGATAACCCAAATCAAAATCTGCATGTAAATAATTTACATTATATTTTCTACAAACATCATATTGAGAACCACCTGCTGCATCACATGCAACAAAGTATGGAGCATTTGGATGATATTTACGGAAAGAAGCAATTGAGGCTTCTAACCCCGATTTGTTATCTTTATTCCAATGGTATATACCTAACGAAGCCATTAATTTCCACCTTTAATAATTC